GAGATTCGGTTAAATGAGCTAATGTTTCAATGACTGTTTCTGAATCACCTAAACCAACAGCCTCAATTATACCAGCATAGTCCGGTTGATATTTAACATCACCTAATCCAAGGGTTTCTATAATAGTAATTAAAGACATATCCCTTAATTCATCACCTAAACCAAGAGATTCAGTAAATCGTTTTAATGTTTCAGTAACCACCTTTAAATCACCTAAACCAAGGATTTCCACAACCTGTTCTATTGTAAGCTCTATTGTATTCTCACTTAAACCAAGGGATTCAAATACACTTTCAAATTCAGGTATTTTATTTTGGATTGATTCAGGAAAATAAGGCAATAACCCATAACCAGTTATGGTAATATCTGCTGATGGTGATGAATTAAGATCTATACTAAGATATTGTACTGTGGAAGCTGATACTTTAAAAGTTTGGGTTGTCCCTATCCATGATTCCGGTATTTCATAATACAGAGTGGCATCATCTCTTAAAATAATATAGAGATCATTTTCATCAATAGAATGTTCTACCTGATCCGTATCTTTATATCCTCTCACAACGTTTGTGAATGCGTGATTAACGGTATCAATTCCATGATAGTACATTAACTCATTTTCTATCCAGATAACCCCCTGTGCAGGAAATGAACCGGATAGAGTGTCATTATCATAATAGATCGTGGTATCATTTAATCCTACATCTTGAGCCAATAGAACAGATGACACAATTTCATGTATAAAGTACATGAATTCCCAATCACCATCTACCAACCGATATACCCTTGCTCCAGCAAAATAACCTGCATCACCTTCAGGTGCTTTAAAGGTAAAATATAACCGATTAAATTCTATGTCTTCTTTTATTTCAAGCCGTTCAACATTTCTTGGCACATATGGTTTTGGAAAACCACCAAAAGTATGTCCTTGAAATACAGGAACCCCATAATCATGATAGCAATATGGATTAAATTCTTCTAATTCAAATTTAACTTCAAAATCCATTAATTCTTCCATTGCCACAATTCTAAACCATTTACCATTCCATCCAGTAGTAGCATGACTGACTCCTATTATTTCTCCCATACAAAGAGTCATTCCCATTAGATCAGTTTCAAATCCACAAACATATCTTTGATAATTCCACTGATCAAGGATTCTCATTGCCATACGTCCTGCTTGTGTGGCTCTTTTAATCCCATGCATTTTATAAAAATCAATTTTTTCAACTTCACCTAATATTTCTAACCGATATGTATCTTCAGCTTCAGCAACTTCTTTAATATAATCATTTAACCTATTTTTAAATTCTATTCTAACTTTATTAGGCCGGTCTATTTCCGATTTTTCTGCAAAAGTAAAACTGCCCTCTTTTATATTATCTTTCTTTATAGTAAATTGTTTTGAATCTGGAAAAAAAGTAGAAAGCCAATCACCTATAACTATATAAGTTGATGTTTGTTCAATAACAACGCTCCAATCTCTATTCATCCCATCAAAATAAACCAAATCACCTTTCCAGTAATTATCTGGATAAGCTGAAAAATTACCATAAATATAATAATTATCATCTGATAATTGAGTACTAACAAATACTGCTGAATCTAATCCAAAATAATGTACTGGTGTTTCACTTGGGTTGGGAACTATCATTTTATATTTGCCATCATCAAATACACAGATAGATAAAAAACCCTGACAAGTATCCAATACATCATTAAGGGCATCAACAAATTTTATTGGTTGATCATAACATTGAGAAAATGCAAATCTTCGTTCTTTTAAATCAATATGTTCTTTAGGAGTATATATGGTTGCATCAATTATTTCATTACAAATTTCTAAAGCATCATCAAAATTAAAATTAAGATAAAAATAATCATCTATATATCTTGGATCGTCATAATGCCTAAAAAAATTATAAATAACATCAGGAGGACTTGTATCACATTGATACCATCGACCTGTACCATTACCATAAAAACCATACCTACATTGTTTAAAACTACCAAGAGAATGAATTTCTAACCATTGAAAATTACTTCCTAATTCTTCATCATATAAATTACTTTTAGCAATACAATATAATTCTCCTGCTGCATTTTCTTCCGTAGGAATTGTATATCGCCACATTTCAAATGGCCCTGCTCCTATAGCTGTTCCAGCCAAGCCTTTATTCTTTTCCACATAAAAATAAATATCTTCAGTAATACCAAATTTTCCAATTTGATAACTATTTTCATCTGGAAAAGAATCTAAATACATTGCACTGTTATATAATGGGCCTGTAGTAATTCCTGGTCGATATAAAACCTCATAAACTCCACCACCAAAAGTTACGCCCCAATATAAATTTATATTATCAGATATTACCTGAGTATTTGAAAACTTACCTTCAGTTAATTTAAGAAAATATGTTCCTGTACCTTTCCCACCTCTTAATCCTTCATGACTATCAAAAACTCTACAAACTGTGTACCACATATTTACATATGAATCAGTTGCTGCATCCCATTCTTTTACCAAAACACAACCCATGTAACACCAAGCAGGAGTATGACCACCAGAAAATTGATTTCTACGATGAATTGTATCTACTATGCTCTCTGAATCAAAATCAATGACATAAGAATAAACTGCCATTTGAGTACCATATTGAGATTCATGAGAATAAACAAAGGCTTGTTTATCAGTTGCACAGGTATAAATGTTAACATCACCTGTGAATGTAAGGAGAGGGCCAACGTAATAGGTAGGAGTAGTCACTCTTTCAGTATCAAAAACTTCTATTGATCCAGTAACTTTATCTATTCGCCAACAAACATGATGAGATCTTCCAAATTCATTACCTGATATACGACTTGCCCATAAATATTGTAAATCAGCTTTAGGAGCATAATCAAATCCTAAAGAATCATAAAATGTTTCTGCATACTCCTCAGTCATATTAGGATCTGTATAGTTTCTATCATGATCACCAGAAGCTGCCATTTCAAAACAAATTCTATCACCAACTTTAGGATAATAATAATCAAATGGTGATGATAAAGTTATTTTTGATCCTTCTATTTTACTTATTCCTGTTCCATATAACCATTTACCAATTAAAAAAACAGAATTCCAACGGTCTAAACCACTGGATGAACTATCAAGCCAACCATCAGCATTCCATTCAGGAGAATTGCATATAATTTCTGTATCACTATTAATTGCACCAATGATTCCCCAATCAGATACCCATTGAGGATATTTAGAAAATTTAACTATTGCATTTTCAACTGGAAAAGCCGCAAACTCTTTAGCTACAACTATATAGGTACTTGTTTGTTCAATAATTTCACGCCACATTTTATATTGATTTTGTGATAAGGCAGCATAATATCCTACCCAAAAACCATTATCATACTGAGATAAATCACAATAAATTTTTACATAAGAATTTTCTCCAGCTTCAATTGATCTTTTATCTGTTAATACTATATCGGTTTGATTTCTACTACCAAAAATATAAACGTAATCAGCATCCACCTGCATACTTCCAAAATGAAGACTTGGATTACATCCTTCTGCTCCCTCCTGGTTGTCTAATTGATAATCATAAAGAAGGGAATGTACTTCTTGATAAGGAGAAGATCGATCATGATAATAAATATCAAATTTAACTCCATAACCTGCATGATGATGTTTAGTTGTTTGTGCGTGCATCCAATTTCTATAAGTACAAATATATACCCGATTATCAATAACATCTGTACATTGTAAAAATCCAATTGCTGAATTATAATGACGGTCTGTTGAAAGTCTTGTCGGATCTTTATCTGGAGAATATGAAGGACTAATTATATTTTCTCTAAAATAATCTTTAACAGTAGCATCTGGATCGTGATAATAATCATACCGATTATAAGGAGTTATAGCATAATCCCATTTACGTTCACTACCTTCAAGAAAAATTGGAAAATACTCATATGATTCAGTTTGATAATTATATCCACCAGCTACTCCTACATAATTATTATTTTTTGCATCCCGACAACTCCAATAACGATTCATAGATATGCCATAGTTATAATAAGTATCAGGATCATACACACCGCCAGGGTTATTATAATAACTGGCATAACCAGGCATTCCTGCCCCACCATGCATTGATTCAGGACTTAACCAAACATCATCACTATTCACTTCAGCGGTAAAGGTAGGTATAACTTCTAATGGTGAACCAAAACCAGCAGTTAATCCTCCTAAAAAACCTCCAAATTCCATTATACTAAATTGAAAATTAGAACTTGACGGATCAGTAGCTATAGCAGAAAAATCAGTTAAATATCCTTTGTAATACATTACTGCATTAAAATTTACATCCTGCTCAATTTGAGTTTCTATATCAATATTATTAAATAAACCCCCTGGGCTATTTCGGGCAGCATCTAATGTAACTAAAGGAGGATATGGATTTAAAGGATTATCAGAATTTTCAAACCAATCACTAAAAAGTACCCAAAACCAAAAAGGATTACCATTAATTTTAACTACACCTATATGATTATCATGATAATTGCTATATTTACCGGCAAAGTTAACAGCAAATTCAGCCCACATTGCACCCATCATTTGTGATGTTGTTTTAGTAACAAAGGTTTTCCATGCCTCCTCATTAGCAGAACCTTCCATACTTGGCATATGGCCTTTATCATAAACACCAAATACATCTTCATTAAAATAAATAATTTTACCAGGAGCTATATCTGTACCAATTACATCAGGTACTGAATCTATTCTACTTATAGTTGCTCCTATTTTATAATCAGGATTAAAATAATCTTTTTTTCTTGGTTCATCCGGTTTAAACAGGTATCCACCAATAGCCATACCTATCTGCATTCCTGGGAATCCACCAATGATACCACCTACTAATCCTCCTCCCCCTGCACCAATGGCTTGTTTTCTTTCACCCTTATCTTTCCAAATTTTTTCTAAATCAAAATTGGTCATGATATAGTAATTACCTTAGTCGGTGAAGTCGCATAATCCGCTGTTAAATCAAAAGCAGTTACTGATACAGCCTTTATTTCCCACTGTTGACCAATATCAGCACTTTCAAATTCAATGAATTCCGTATAATCATCTTTTAACATAATATATTTATCTATCGTATGAGCAACAGGGCTTCCCCCTCTGCCACATCCAGTAAAAGTATATGTAGGATCTCCAGTAATGCCTGAATAGGTAATCAACTCATCCTCAATCCAAAATGAACCGGATGCTGGATAAGATCCATAAAGAGTGGAATTATCATATCCAATGGTTGTTTGTGAGCTATCTATCCCTGCACTAAGTTTTACTGATGATGTTAAATATCCAACAGTTTTTTTCCATCTCCAATCACCACCATTTACACTTACATAAATTCTTGCCCCTATAAAATAGGGATTATCGTCAGGCCGTTTAAAAAGAATATAAATTTTATTATAAGTAATATCTTGTACTGCATAAAAACGTTCAATATCATCAGGAGCTTCATATTGGGTTGGAACAACAGTATCAACAGGTGCTGTCACTTTACCAATGGTATCCGTGTAAACAGAAGGATTATATTCAAAACATTGTATGTTAATTTCATCACCTTCTGCTTCTTCCATACCAATAATTCTAAACCATTTTTTATTCCATCCTGTCTGAGCATGGCTTATACCTATAATATCACCAATGGCATGATAGTAACCCTGCATACCTGTAGTAAATTCACACCAATTTCTATTATATTCAGCATAATCTCCATAGAATTGAACCATTCGCATTGCTTGCGATTTTCTTTTTATTCCTGCCAATCGAATTGTTTTTAATTTTGTTTCTGGTGCATTACCATACTGATCAAGAGTTGAATAATATCTTTCAACATCTTTTTCTACTACATTCCAAATATATTGATTTTGCCAATTATCATCTACATCCTTAACTGCTCTTTGTATATACTCAACTCTAAATCTATTTGGTACATCAGTATCACCAGTATATTTAAATTTAAATGATCCTTCTTTAATATTATCCTTTACTATTTCAAAAGGATCACTTACATTTGGAGATACTGGAAGATCATCAAACAAATCAACATAGGTTGATGTTTGATCCTTAACTAAAAACCTGTAATCTGTTCCTGATATAGTTATTTTACCTTCATCACCAAACCAAAAAATATCTGGATAAGCTGAAAAATCTGCATAGAGTCTACTTACTGTGCTTGATCCACCAGCAACAAATTGATCTGCTGTTCGATCAGCAAAATATGCTTCAGGAGTTTCATCAGCATGTTCAATGACAGGTTCAAGCAAACCTTGCTTTAATCGAATAATACCTCTACATGTCATCATTATATCTGTGATAACATCAAAGGCCATTGATCTTGCATCAAAATAATTTGAATATCTAAATCGTGGCTCATTGACCAGAGAATCATCCCAATCAGTTATTTGAACATTCTCATCACAATAATCTGCTGCGATCTTCCAGGGGCTACCTACGGTATCAGGATCACCATTAAAAATATCTACGTCTAAACCAACTCCCCATCTGGTATTAGTTAAAAAATTATAGACACAACGAACAGGATTAGCATCTTCTTCTCCAGCCTCTATATCAAAAGCTTGTATTTCAGCAGAAACACTTGGTAATTGAGAAAGAATTTGATCTTTAACTTTTACTACTACCCTTGTATAAGCTGTCCATTTAAGTTTAATCCCAGGAACAGATTTACCAGCTTGATAATCTAATATTTTAGGATCAACAATATCATTTTCAATACCATAATATGAAGTGAAACTAAACTTCATACCTTCATCTTTCATCTCCTTTACTTCTTTTTCATTTATCCAATATTTTAAATATGCAAAAATTGGCCCTTCACAATGAGCTACTGCATAATCTGCTTTCATCTTAGGAGAATATTCTGGATCTTTTCTTGATCCCTGATTATACATCTCCGCTTCCATCCTACCTGACCAAATCACACCACCATATATTTTGACTTGACCAAAAGCTATAGGTATTGGAGTAGATTTTACATAGGAATTTTGTCCAAGATCTCCCATCGGTGGAGGTTTTGGGGCATCTGGTGGATCTATCCATAAACCAAGCTGACCACCAATGGACATACCAAGCATGGCTCCTTGGAAACCGCCAAAGTACCCACCAACAACACCACCAATGACCATTCCTATGCTTTGTCCAAGTGTTTCGCCCATCTAAAACTCCTTATAACGCATCACACTTTCTAATCTTTCATAATAAGATGGATGCAATGGATCAAATCCTACTTTTTTATCATCAGATCCCCAACCACATTTAGCATGGATAAAATGATTTTGATCTATCATAATACCACAATGATGAGCAGGATATTTTTCACCGAATAATTTAAAGCAGACTATATCACACTTATCTATTGACTCATTATTAGATAAGAATATAAACCCTGCTTTTTTTAAAAAATTATATAATCGTGGCTCTGCATCAGTATGTTTCCACCATGCAACAGAATAGTAACTTCCATCATTTTCAGGTATATGAAAACCAGCACGACCAAAAGCCAGATATAATAAACCACCACAATCAACACCTAATGATGATCTACCAGTATGTCTAAATGGAGTCCCTATAAGTTTTCGTGCATTTTGGATAACTTGATTTTTTATAGTATCGGTTCTTTGGGAACCCACGGATACCCTCCATACTCACTGAAATTATTAAAATCATCCTGGCAAGTTTCATAATTTTTGGCACATAGTTTTACCACGTCTATATTAATACCACTTGAAATTACATCATCAAATGGTACTCTTACCACAACCGTTCCTGTGGTATTAGTTAAAACGGGCCTAACTTGTCCTGCCAAAGCTCCAGTTTTTATTTCAACATAACCAGGAATAAAATAATCTACGGCTTTTCCATGAGCGCATGTTAAAGTAATTCCATCAGAAACAGAAGATAAATTAACATTAGTAGTATAATTAGCTAAATCCAAATCACAGGTAGCATCATTACAAAAAGTCCAGTTACAACCAGCTTGATATACTCTCTTTGGATATTGTCGATCAAGATAAGGAAAAGGTTTAATAGCTAATGTTACCCAATGCTCATCTCCTTTAGGTTCATCTGTAAATCCTTTATACAAAAGCATTGAAGCAGCAATAGTCCAATATTCTCCTGTAAAATGTAACTCTGGAATAATTAAATAAATAGAAACAGGCACACCATTATATTTACCAGACATAACATCATTTTTAAAAGTAAGATCAACGTAATCCAATCCAATTTCCAACTCATTTAAAATTGTGCCTTCTTCAGTTCTAATTGGATTTCGTTTTATTGACAATGCTGAATACACAGTACTTCCATCACGAACATCAGTAGTATTGGCTACATATCTTTGTGTTCCTGAAGCAAGACCAAAGCTATATCCAGTTAAAACAGTTATACCACTTTGATAAAAATATTTTAATTCATCAGCATCAATATCTCTTGGCATTATAACCACTCCCTAAATGTAATAATAAAATCCCAAATATTTGCTTTCTCATCAGGATTAGAATATTCCATTGCCTCATATTGAACTTGAAATTGTGTTCCATAACCAGTATTCCAAACAGCAGGAAGAATATTCCAAGCAAAATTTGTCAATGTCCCCTGATTATCGTTCCAATGTGCAATGATAATATCCTTTTCTGAGTTTGTTCTACCCCGTACTGCAACTGTCCATCTACGAATAGATTCAGTTGATTTTAAACGTGTCTTACGTTTCCATCCTTCCATATCAGTCTGTAAAACATTCCACATTGGAGTATGTGGATTAATGGAATGAACTTCAAAGCTAAAAGGATCACCTGCTGCCATAACATTACTCCTTAATAGGCGTTTTGAATACCTTTCCTAATAGGTTTATTCTGTTTTAAACTTCTGACCATCTGACCTTGAATAACATCAGAATGCTTCACTAAAAATTGAATACCTGATTGTGTATCAATGGCACTTAAATGAATTGGCATATGGTATTCTGTTTTACTGCTACCACCAGAAGATCTTTGCAATTTTTTCATCGGAGAAACAAGTTCATTTTCTCCATATTTGGTTTTTTCTCCAAAATTATATATTTCACCAGATTTTAATCCTTGTCCGACAATTGGTTCTGTAATAATGCCTCCTTCAGCCATAGCACCACCAACATAACCTCCTCCCCCACCTCCTCCTCCTGCTGATCCACCATAATAACTGGCTGCGGCACTTGATCCCATAGAAAATAATTTACCAAACCAGGAACCACCTCCTCCTCCACCTCCTCCTCCACTGGAATTCATAGAACTAAGCCAATCGGAAATTTTACTACCAATACTTGAAAATCCATCCTTTATTTTATCTACCCAACTCTCACTACTTTCTTCTGCTTCTTTGGTATTGTCTGCTATTTCCTTTGAAATATCTGCAAGGTCTTGTGACACACTTGATACACCTTCTGCTACTGTTCCCGTTCCACCAGGAAGTCCTCCCCCCATACCAGGAAGACCATTAGTAACAAAAACAGGAATTGGTTTTACTAAGCTGCCCTTTGCTAATTCCCCCATCTTACCTGCCCCTTCTGCCCCTGGAACAGTTCCCCCTGGATTAGTTATATAAACAGGTAAAGGTTTCTTTGCTGTGATTTCCATAACTTTTTCTTTACCTTTGCCTTTACCCTTACCAAACATTTTTTGAAATAAAGTGCTTTCTCCTAAAAGACCAGTTCCCAACATATCCTGTAAATTATCAGTTATTACATTTTTAACCAAAACCTTCACAGTATCTTTTAAAATTTGTACCTGCAATTCATTTAATGCTTCTTTTACCGAACCAACACCATCGACAATATTAGACAAAGCATCGGTAAAACCATCAGCCCATCCATTAGATGCTTCAACCAAATCATTCCAAATGGGCATTTGTTTTTTCTGAAGCTCTCTTTCAGTTATCTTTGTCATTTGAACCATCATTTCTTCTATTGCTTCACCTTCAGCCCTTATAGCAGCAGTAGCTTCCGTTTTAAATTCACCATTCTCTTTCCATTTTAAATTATAATCTTCTAACTTCTTTTGCATCTCAGCCATTGCACGATTATGTGATGCTTTAAGATCCATTATTTCACCCTTTCTTTGTTTAATGGGTGAATATGATCCTTTTAAATATGCTGCTTTTTTAGTCTGTATATCTAATTGATTTAAATAAGCCTGATGTACAATATTCATTTTTTCTTGTTCTACACGTTGGGCTTTAATTATATCAAATTGTTTTTTTAATTCAGGTAATCTTTCTTTTTCTATTTTATTTGATTTTTCTGCTTGTCTTACATATTCAGCAAATTCAAGATTAAGTTCTTCAAAAACATTATTCCATGCTCCTGCTTTAGATGCTTTAGCAATAAATTTATCAAACTCAGCATTCATTTGTTTAATGGCATTATCATCACGTATTTTTAAACCACCTTTAAGAGCTTCTTGAACCTTATCCATATTATCAGCAAAAAATTTACTACTAACAGCTAATTCTTTAACATCGATTAGCATTTTTTGATACCAATCTTGTGCTTTCTCTTTAGGGGTTAATGATACCTGTGATACTTCTCTCATAAACTGTTCATATTTACGTAACTTTCTTGCATTAGAAATTTCTTCTTTTTTATTCCATTCTAATGTTTTTCGTACAACATCGGCTTTAACCCATTCTTCATATGTATAAACTTCATTTAAAATTTCCTTATAACCATATAATTTATTTGCTACTTCAGCATATTGTTCAGTAGTCATCTTCAATATGCCTTTTCTATAATCCTCCTCT